AATTTCCAATCTAATATTGCCTTCTTTTTTATTTACTTTTTTAAGCTTTGCAAATATATTTATATCTTCGTCATCTTCTGCCTCATGTTCAGAAATAAATGTATTCACTTGGTCATTACTGTTAAATGTTACATTCTTTTTAGGACTTAAGCTTTGGTCGATTTCATTTAAATATTTAAATCTATTATTATTTTGAGGTATATCCAATTTAGCTTCAAATTTTTCGGTTTTGAGAGAAGTTTCTTGCGGCTTAAGCCAATTATCAACTTGGTTTGATGTATTATAAGACCTATTTATTTGTTCAACCTCATAGTTACGTTGTGTCTGCATTTCTTTAAGAATTTTCTCCATTTCTTTTATTGGTATATCAGTTTTCTTATCAGCAAATTCTGGAACTGAAGGAGATTTTAAAGTCATTGAATCTTCAAATTCTTCTTGTCTTCTAGTAAAATCTCTATCGATTTTAGATTTTTTATCATTTTGTATTTCTTCAAATGTTATTGATTCTTTTATTGGTGTTTCATTATGAATTACTATCTTACTTGGTTGATAAGGATATGTTTTTCTAATATGATTAAGAATAAGAAGTATATATTTTTTATTAATATCAACCAATGAATTAATTTTTGTTCTCTCGAGTTCATAAAACCCTTGTATATTATTTATAAATAAATTGTAAACTTTGTTTTGAATATCAGGAGAGATAAATTTGAAAATATCTTCATCGCTTATAACATCCCATAACATTTGAGCATTCTCTTTTTTGGTGAAAATATTTATTGACATTTAAATATATAATAATACAATTGTATTTTTATATGTTTTTATAACGAATCATTGAAATAAATATGTCTAAATTTTTCCATATATTCGTCTTTAAGTATATGAGTTTTTATGTAATGTTCGGTCATCTTATCTTCAAGCATATGAATTATGAAATAAATGGAATAAATACCACATTCAGTATTTCCATATTGATGTTCAATACCTTCATTACTATCAACTTTAAAAATAATTTTTGGGCTCAAATTAACACCTTGTTCTTTAATTCTATCAATTAATTTCTTTATTTCTGGAGTTGCAGGGTCTCCTGTGCTATCAAAGAAAAAAATCTTCTTCTTTTTAATATCAATAAACATAGATATCCAATGTTGACCTGGTTCATTATGTGGGTCTGTATTGAAAATGATTCCAATTTTTGTTTTACCTTCTTTTATAAATTTTTCTAAATTAAAATTACATAATTCTTCCCAAACGCATTCACCATATAACTTTCTTATATCAAAATCGATTGGTGAAGGTCCTATAAAATCAAAATCTTTGTATGCTTTCTCATATTGTTTCATTACTTTCATTATATCTGTACTTGATAACCATTCATTTGGATTTTTTTTCCATTCAGGCGGGGATTCCGGTGCAAATGATTCAGCTAATTCACTTTCTAATTTTCCAAATGCTCTATTCTGTCTTAACCAACAAGCCTCATTATTACATATATCCCTTAAATAATCGCTTAATTGTTTATGAATATCTTTTGGCGAATTTGATATTATTTTTACATCAGGATGCCGAGCATTCCAACGGTCTCTTAAATGAATAAGTGAATCATTTGTATAGCAACTAAAATCATTCAATTCATCTTTGGATTTAGGACTACAATTAATCTTTTTAATTGATTTTTTTCCAGACCCATGTTTGTTACGATTTTTATATGTATAATTTCTCTTTCTATATTTTTTTTGAGTTTTTTTATTTCTTATCTTTTTGATTGTCTTCATAGATAATAGTGATATTCTTTTTTTCATCGGTGTCTTTTATTCCTTTATTCTTAAATTCTGGTTTCGTAATATCAACTTCTCTCGATTTTGGTAAAATAATGTTATCATGCTTTTTATTTGTCGTTCGTTTTACATATTTATCTAAAGTAGGCAAATCCATTTTAACTGAACGCATCATTAATTTATTTGCATCATCATAATTATATGTTGTATCCATATTATCATTACTCGATATATCAGGCGGAAAGTCTATGTCCTTATATTCGTCTTGTAATAAATCATTATTATCAATAATTTTGAAATAGTTTATAGCTGATTTTATAAATGTATTATATGCATATTTAACATCAGGAGATAAATCATCTGGATTATTATTATTTATCATTACCTTAAATAAATTAAAAATCCTTTTTCTATAAAATATAAATTCTTCTTTATTTATTTGTTTTTCTGTTTGTTTCATTATATGTTTACCCATTGTTTCCTTATTTAGAAGACAATCTAATGTTATTTGATTAACTAATGATTGAGACATATAATAAAACTATAATTTTTATTTTTAACATGTTTGTTTTGTAATATCTTTAACTTGACATCTAGTATTATTATAAAACATTGAAGAACCACATAATCCAGGTGATGGATTTGGATTAAATGATTCAAATGAATCAGTTCTAAATAATAAATCATGTGGATTTGAGTTTGATGTAGTTTGAAATTTATATGTATATAAATCACTATTGGAATTAGGAACATAATTTGCTTGACTACATTTTTGTAAAGCATAAATCTGATTTCTCAACTCTGATTCAGTATTGATATTTGATGCAAATCCTGACCACGGCGATTGACTATTTCCTGGGTTAAATACTTGATGAACATTATATGTTGGCATTTGAGTTAATGGTACATTTATTGGTTTTCTTGGGTCAACAATAGGAAAATAGGAATATTTTGTCATAACAGGTCTTACATCTAAATATGGTTGTAACATTTGTGACGGAATATTTCTATCATATATACGATTATTTGTTTGTTTATGAATATCTGAAACACATTCTATTGGCTGTCTCTCCATTTGATATATTTATATATTATTTTTTTAATAATTATTATACATAATTATGTCTGGTATATTTGCTCTCCTAAATACTAATAATAATGATAACACATATGAAATAATTATTAAAAAACAATTTATGAAATGTCAAGCAAGAAGTCCCGAATATTTATTTGCAATAAAGAGATTTATAATTACAAACGACTGTATAACTATATGAATGTCAAACCAGCAACTGATTCTTCATGTGAAATTTCTTCATATTGATATTAATTTATTCTTAACTGAAAAAAAAGCACTAGCTTTCATTTTATCTCTTACTAATATATGAATAAAAGACAATTACATAAATGGCAAGAGAATTTATTTAATATTATTATTTATGTTACATATTTTTTGGTTATCATATCTTCTTTAGGTTTATCAGAAAGTGCACCAAAATACCTCCAATCTTTAGATTATTATGTTAGAATTTATATTTGTCTTTTTTTAATGTGGCGTTTCAATCCATTAAGAACTCATTATGAGTTTACTGATTTAGATAGAAAAATAGCATTTAGTGCTGGTGCGTTTATTTTAACTACAACAGCATTAAATCAATATTTAGATTATTTTAAAACATTTATTAAACAGTTCTTTTAAGAGTCTTATTTTTTTTATTACCTCTATTTTTAATAGTTCTGTTTTTACTTGAACGATTGAAAAAGGATTGCAAATGAGAAATTATATGCTTACCTAATACCTTATCGACTTCGTATTCTTTATCATCCTTTTTAAGAACATTATATTTGAACAAATTTATATGCTCCATCATTATTTTTTCAAACTCATCATCATCACCTATTATTTTTTTACCAATTTCAGAATCCATTAATTTTTTAAACATATATTCAAATGATAAGTCATAATAATAAGGTTTTATATTAATATAATATATATTATCATTTGCCATTTCCGGATAAAAACAATCATCCATAAAACAGATTTCAGCATCAATAGGTATTTTTGTGCATCTTATTAAATCTTTATGTGTTTTATTTTGTGTTGTTCTACATATTTCAATTTTTTTACCATTTATTTTGAATGCAGCTATTATTTGGTCAACTAATTTATAATTTATTTTTTTTTCAAAATAGCTTATGATATGTCGTGCCCATTCTTGAGGACCTGTGTTATTTGTGTAAATCATCATTTTATTACAACAATTATTTTTTTTCTTGCTCTTTAAGTATGTTAAAATATTTATTATATTTGGCCTTAAAAACTCGGGAAATAAATCTAATATATCATCAAAATCTGTTTGCGTTAATGCAGCTCTTTTTTTTATTTTTAAATAATCCTCTAAGCTATCCCAAAATATGCCATATTCTGTAAAATAACCAAGCGTTTCATCTAAATCAAATACTACAATCTTCATTGTTAATATATAATGAGAAATATGTATTTTAAAAAATAATAATTTATATATTTATTAATGAATTATTTCACGAATTTTAATGAATTATTGATAATAATACATTATATAAAAAACTTATCAAAATTAGCAATATTAAACTAACACTTGTCGGTTTTAGAAATACACAACCTATTTTTTATACACAACCACAAAATCAAAATATACCTACAATTTGGTCTAATTCTAATTTTTCTACATATAATACTACTCAAACTTCTTGTATATGGAAAATAATCAAACTCTTACTTCGGGTATATAGAAAAATAATCAAACTCACTGTAAATAATTATTTTATTTGTAAATATATATACAACAATGTCTGAACTTACTAATAATGATTATATAAAAATTTTAGAATTTTACAATAAAGCAATACCTAAATCTAAGAGATTACTTAAAATGCAGGCAGAAAAATTACTCGTTAGTAAACTGTGCAGATGTATCAAAAAAGTCGATAAAGAGAATGAAGCTCGTGCTATAGGTATATGCACTAAAACAATCATTAATAATAAGGGATTTACACGTGGAAAATTCACATGTAAAAAAAAAGAAATTATCAGTCTTAAAAAGAAAAAAAATATAACAAAGAAAAATAGAAAATAATTATATCAAGCTATAATAAGATGAAATATGTTGATATAATTATTATTGGAAGTGGCATGTCTGGATTATACACCGCATATCAAATCAAACAATTCTCTCCAGATACGTCATTTTTGATTTTAGAAAAATACAAAAAAAATTGGATTGGTGGAAGAACTAGCAATGATATGTTTTATGGAACTGAAATTGTAACTGGTGCTGGAATAGGACGAAAAAGTAAAGACAAATTACTACATAAATTGATTCATCATTTTAATTTAAATACACCAGAATATACTATCAATCCTCAAATATCAAAACTTATCCAAAGAGTTGATACTAATAATATAATGAATCGTCTTAAAAAAGAATATAAAGGATTCAAAGATAAACAACTTACTTTTAAACAATTTGCGACAAAAGTTCTTGGAGAGAAAGAATATAAAAATTTTATATTAAATGCTGGATATACTGATTATGAAAATGAAGATGTATTTGAAACATTGTATTATTATGGGATGGAAGATAACACTTCTTCTTGGAAAGCATTTCACGTTCCTTGGAAAACACTTGTTTTAAAACTTTATCATTATATTGGAGCGAATCATTTCAAATTTTCAAATAAAGTTGTTTCTATTAATAAAATGCAAGAAACATCATGTAGATTTATAATTAATACCGAAAATGGTCTCCAATATTTGTGTAATAAAGTAATTATTGCTTCAACTATTGACACTATTCGAAATTTATTACCATCTTATTCAATCTATAATGATATTGAAGGACAACCTTTCTTGCGTTTATATGCTAAATTTACTAAAAATTCTATTCCTGTTTTGAAAGAATATGTCAAAGGATTCACAATTGTCCCAGGACCTTTACAAAAAATTATACCAATGGACCCGGATAATGGTGTTTACATGATTGCTTATAATGACAATAATAATACAATTGCTCTTAAAGATTATCTTCAAAATACTAAATCAAATAGAGATTTATATGAAATGCTTTTGGAAAAGTCATTAGGTATGCCTGAAAACTCTGTTCATATTATTGCTATCAAAGACTATTATTGGAAAATAGGAACTCATCTGTTTTTGCCATTAAATAAAGAGTTATATAGTTCGAGAGAAGATTTTATAGACAAAGCTCAACATCCAGAAAATGGCGTTTTAGTTGTTGGGGAATGTGTGTCACGTTCACAAGGATGGACGATTGGATGTTTAGAGAGCGTTAATGCTGTTCTTACAAAACAATGGGTTAAAAAAGAATGTTAAAATGAAGGTATAGAAGAATTAAAAAATGGTGATGAAATAGCAAATATTTATTTATGTAAAATAATGAGTATGAATTTTATTGAAATAAATAATAAAGATGATATCCTATTGAGGCGAATCCTAACATCAATAATAATTCAAAGAATTTTCTAGTTGTATTCTCTCCAGTGTATCCAATATATATTAATAAAGGACCAACAATAAAAACGTGAATGAGGTTTACCCATATTGATTTGCCATCATTTAGGTATCCATATATTTTGTATAAATGATAAAAAATTATCACAAACCCTAAAAATAATAGTATATTGAATAACGGTTTGTATATTTTATCTCTATTAATGCCTACATAAAGAAATAAACTACCAACAAACAAAATATGAAACAAATGAACTAATGTGCGAGAATCCATTATATAAATTAATTATATTTTTTTTCTATATTTAATTTATGGACGATTATGAAAATACAGAAGTTGTTCTCCAAAAAGGAGGAAAAGTTGTTCGTAAAGTAAATATTAAGAAAGGTAAAGGATATAAAACTATTACTAAATATCGCAAAGGGAAAAAATTATTTACAATTAAAAAACCTATTCATAAACAACATATAAAGTTAATTAAGAAAGGTAAATTTATTCCTGGGCTATTTAATGATTGTAAAGGCTGTAAAACAAAGAAGCGAAGAGGTGGCGATGATGAAGAAATGGGACCTGAAATTAAATCGGTTGAACCATATCCTATACCTGCTGACCCAGAGAGATTCAAACGTTATGAAGAACAAATGAGAATACGAAGCTCATCACCAGAAGAAGCATCACAATTATTCGAGGGACCTACTCCTGAAGGTAAACAAGCTCTCGAGAGAGAGAAAATGGCTGACGAAGACCCATTAAATAAAGACCCATTTGATAGAGAAGAATTAGAAATTTTTTCTAAAAAAGGCGGTAGAAGAACTAGAAGACGAGTATCAATGTAATTTAATTAAAATCAGATACAAAACATATTTGAATAAATCAGAAACGAATATTTCCAAATATATGAAAACCTTAAATTAAAATTATATTACAAAAAATAACATAATTTTACACCTTTTCTCATTTACTATTCTTCGCTGAAACGCCCATTTTATATAAAGTATCTAACAATTTATTAATTGATAATGCAAAAAATCCAAATCATCTGCAAATAGATGATTTAATTTTCTTATTGTTTTTTTTTCAAAAATCACATCTTCTGCTCCATTCGTATTTGAAACATTTACTTTTTCAATAGGATGGAATATTTTTTCAAATCCTAAATTGTTTAATATCACTCTTAAATCATTTTCTAGATATTCAAATCTTCCAATTATATCAACACCACATTCACCAGTTTCATCTTCAATTTGTCTCTTTTGACTCATAAAAATATGACCATATTCTATATCACTAACATTATTCAATAAATTTGGTTTATTTATATAATCAAAAAAATCGGTTTTTAAATTTAATTTTATATTTATATGATTCCAACCAGATAATGCTCTTTCATATGGATTTCTTATGAAACAAAACTTTTTATAAAATTTCCATTTTTCTTCATTCATATTCATTTCTTTATTTAAATAATCACTTGTTTTACAATACATTAATAATCCCATAACTTTATTGAAAAATGAATTATCATATTTTTGATTACCTGTTAAAACTTTTCTAAATGCATTTGTTCTACAAACAATATTATGGTCAGGCCTTCTATTATGTATTAATGGTAAATAACTCACAAAACCATAATATTTAACAAGAGTTGGACCTATATATGAACCTCCTGTTTTTGGTATATGAATAAAAATAGCTTGTTTTTCATGATTAATATATATCATTATTAATAACTTAAATTACTTTTTATATTATTATAACCTATAATTTTATTAAAAAAGGAATTATTTTTTATAAAATTTACAATATAATATTTTGGTTTAATAATTATAAGGTTTGACAACAGATTACTTTGATGCATCTATATTATATTATATTTATTCTAAATAAAATACTTAAACAAATTTTAAAAAATAAATATATTAATAAAAATGCCAAAATTATTTTGAAAGATGGTCTAAAGCTGATAATAAAACGTGTTCTTGGTCTGTAAGCCTTTGGAAAATTAAATTTTTATCCATCGAAATTTGAAAATAGCGTACTGGAAATCCAAAATTTTTACACACACAAAAAACACCATCATCTGTAATTTTCATCTCACAAAATAAGGCACCTTTTGTTAAATAAATATTAGTTGGGTCTTCAATTGGTATCCATCTTAAGAATGTACCGTATTTCAATTCATTCATTTCGTCTACATATTTGTAGACTTTTAATTTATTAAATATATCAATAGTTTCTTGTTTTGATAGATGAAGTTCTTTTAATATTTTTAATGTCATCTCTTGAATTGTTTTTGTTGTAAAATTTAATAAAGTTTCATTCGAATCATCATCTAATGCTTTTAATAGTTTATTAACATCCATTATTAATACATTATATAAATAAATTTTTATATTATTTATATAATTTTACTTATTACCAAGACCCCCAACTTGAACCACCTCCTAAAACAGAATTTGCAGCCATTGGTTCCATAATACCACTCATATCCTCTGACATTCCTGGACTTGCAGCACCAACTAAAGGTGTATTTTCTTGTTTATACATTGCATCATAATTTGGTAATTGTTGAGGTTGCATAGTATTTTGACTACCTTGAGTTACATCGAATGTTGGTAATGAATTAATTGCAGTTCCGTCTGTATAACCACTAGAGGGTTGTTGACCAGAAATTGGTTGAGAAACCTTTACTGTGCCATTTCCATTTTTACCGTTTTTCTTTTTATTATCAGACTTGCCATTCCATAATTCAGAAACACGGTCAACCAAGATTGATACCTTCTCTCCAAGTTTAGTTTGCAAGCTCATTGTTATCATTAAAATTGCTAAAATTATATAAACAATATGGAAATCTGGATATTTTGCACCACTGTATGTTGGAATATATGTGATGATTCTGTGTATAAGTAGTAATCCTATAAACATTACAATAATTTGAACTAATATTTCAGCTGAAACTTCTAAACTACTTTTATTGTCGTCTGATTCAGGAACATATTTTTGCATTGTTTTATTTAAAATAACAATTGGGATTATTGCAATAAAAGAGTATTGAAGAATATTTAATATTTCAGATTTTGAATCATCATCAAAATTGAAAACATGCTTAAAGAAACTTTTTGATTCGTCCGAGCTATCCATATGATTTATAATTAGAAATTAAAAAATTAAATTATCTTTTAAGTAAATAATTTAAACAATGCGTTCTAAATATATTATGGAACATATAGCTGAAGATTATGCACGTATTCAGGAGAATTTAAATTCTTGTGAAAAAAAACAATTTGAAAAAAAACAATCAGAAAAATCAGAACAATCAACTAAAGTTTCTGAAAACATTTTTAACAATCTTAAAAAATTTCAACATGAAGAATATCAATATCTTAATTTGCTTGAAAATATTTTAGAAAATGGCGTATGGGAAGAAGGTAGAAATGGGAAAACTAAAAGCATCTTTGGACAATCTATGCGCTTCTCTCTAAAGGATAATAAAATTCCTATTTTGACAACTAAGAAAACTGCTTGGAAGACTTGTCTAAAGGAATTGTTATGGTTTATTCGTGGCGAAACTGATAACAGATTATTGAAGGAACAAGGTGTTCATATTTGGGACGCAAATTCTTCGAGGGAATTTCTGGATTCAAGAGGTCTTACCTTAACTCGTGAGGATTTGATTGGGCCTTCGTATGGCTATCAATGGAGAAATTTTAATGCCAATTATAACTGCTTCACCGGTAAAAGATTACTTGATAATGACCCTAATGATGTTCATAAAGATAGAAAAGAATTTAAAGGTGTTGACCAACTCCAACAAATTATTGATGCGTTAAAAGACCCACAACAGAGAAATAGTCGGCGCTTGATAATGACTGCTTATAACCCTGCACAGTTAGACCAAATGGCGCTTCCTCCTTGTCATTTGCTGTGTCAATTTAATGTTCATGATGGCAACAAATTATCGTGTGCTATGATGCAGAGGAGTTCGGATTTTTTTTTAGGAATTCCTTTTAATATCGCATCATATTCGCTATTAACACATTTATTAGCAAAACATTGTGGATTAGAAGCATATGAATTTATTCATTTTATGGGTAATTGTCACCTATATGAGAATTCTATTGATGCTGCTGAATTACAGATTACTAGAGAACCATTTGAATTTCCAACAGTTTCAATTGAACAAATTAGAGAGAATATAAATGATTATCAAGTAGAAGATTTTAAGATTCACAATTATAAAAGTCATGAAGCTATTAAGGTTGCGATGGTTGCGTAGAAGTATCTTCATTAACATATTTATAATTATCAAACTTTGGATTTTTAGATTTAAGACGCCATAGTATAGTTGGAACTGGTTTATTGAGTTGTCTTCCCGCTTCCGTAATTGATATATAAATAATTCCATCAATTAAAATTTGAATTGCACTTGGAGAAATATTCCCCATATTTTTTTCACGTATTTTTTGTTTTGTTTCTTCTGAATGGTGTTTACCAAAAAATGGATTGTCTTCTCCTATATTTTTATTTTTTCGCATTTCAGACATTTTTTGTTTGGTTTCTTCTGTATGTTTTCGTCCTTTAAAGTTTATATTGCCTTTTTTGATTTCAGAAATTTTTTTTCTCACATCTTCTGTATGAGTTTTTCCATACATACCATTTCTCTCACCACACTTGCCATACTTTTCCCTTCTCTCTTCTGGTGTCATTTTACACATTGTTTCTTTATGTGAGTTTATTATTTTTTCTCTTATCTTTTCTTTATCAGGATGATTTTTTAACAAGTCACCACCACCATTATTATAATTTAAGTTATATATTTTATCTCGAATACTTAAATCAGTTAAATATTGTAATTCAATCTCTTTTGCTTCTTCTTCTGTATCACATATGTGAATTATATCATATTTGAATTTATCTTCGCCATCTAAATTATAAGCTCTCTGTAAAAATATATTATCGTGATAATTTTGTTTAAGTTTATTGCGATGCGCACAAAATCTTCTATCAATATTAGTCGAATAACCTATATAATATCTACCAGATAATTTATTAGATATTCTATAAACTCCAATAATCCTTTCTTTATCTTCCATTTTATATATATCAAATAAAATATATTTATATAGTTTTCATTGCAAATTATATAAATGTTCTAAATATTTTAATTTTCTACTTTTCCATTTTTGCTTTTTTATTTAAATAAGCTGTTCTCGACCATTTCTTTTTTTGTTCTTCTGTTGGTTGATATGTTTGTCTATATTCTTTTGTTTTTTGTTTAATTTCTTCTTTATTTTTTTCATAATATGCTTTCTTACACTGAGGAGCAGTATATTTTTTAAGATGTTCCTTTGTTTCCTCTAATTCTTTTACTAATTTTTCATTTTGTTCTCTCAAAAATTGATTTTCAATTAATAGTTCTTGGTTATTCATTACATATAACTTATATTTAAACTTTAAATTGTTTTATTTATTTTTTGCTGAAAGTTTCCAACAGTTTCAATTAAAGAAGTTAGAGAGAATATAAATGATTATCAAGTAGAAGATTTCAAAATTCACAACTATAAAAGTCATGAAGCAATTAAGGTAGCGATGGTTGCATAATTTATTTTCTATTTTTTCTGGTCTTTCTTCTTCCACCTCTACCTTCTGTTAAATCTGGATATCTATAAGATACAAAACATATAGCTGTTAAAACTGTCCCGTGGTCATCTTTAACATCTAATCCTTCATATACAAATAACTTACCAGGATGATATTTATATCCTTTATCTGTAACATTATCTTGATACATTTTTGCACCACCATTTGTTTTTCCAAAATTTCTCCGTTCAATTATACCATCAATCGAACCTTCTAGAGATTTTTCTGCTTGTTCTTTTGTTTCACTACCTGAATATTCGCATGCAAATCCACCTAAAAAATTATCATTTGCATCATAAACATCTGTTGTCATTACTGCACAGCTTATAAACTTTCCTTTATCGCCATTTGCTTGAGCTTTAATACATTCCAAAACTTCTCCCCACTGAATTCTTTTTAATCCTTCTTCTTTAGATATTTGTTTAGCACCAGTTGGAATAACACTTGTATATTCAATAATATTAGCATTTTCAATTCCTGCTTTTGTTAAAGCTTCATCATAAGAACCAGTTTCATAAGGAAGACCTTCAGAACCAATATTTGATTGTCCAGAACCAGAAGTAATAAAATATTCATAAGGAACGCGATTACCTAAAATTAAGTCTTTCATATTATATTGTTTTACAATTTTTTTATTTTAGAAAATTATCATTTATGCGTAAGTTATTTAGAAACATATTGTCATAATTATTATATTATGAGTTCACGATCACTTGCTGCTGCTAGATCTAGAAGGGCTGGAGAAAATGCTCCTCCAGTTAGTGGAAATAGACCGGTTACTTCAATCGGTTCACAAGCTGCATTTGCACAACAAATGCCTCCAAATATAGGATATAATATGCCACCTCCTCCTAATAATGTGAGAACTGCTAGAGCTATTCAACAACAACAACAACCTCCTCTTAGACAACCTCCTCAACAATATCAACAATTTTATGATAAACAACAACCTCAGCCTCAAAATGGATTACCTTTTTCAAAATTAAGTATTTCGGATGCTATTGGATTAATCACTTTAAGATTAGGAAGAGTTGAACAATGGATTATTGAAACTGATGATGAAGGTGAAACTAAAATACAATCATCTAGTGATTTATCCGGTATTCCTGTTAACCATAGAGTTATCGATAATTCTGTTTTAACTTCTATTATTAATCGTCTTGATTCTCTCGAAAAGAATGGTGTATCATCTTCTTCTTCTGAAGAATTTTCAAAATTAAGTGACGAAATTAAAGTTTTAACTGAGCAATTTAAGAGAATGGGTGATGATGTTTCTAATCATACTATCGAGATAGCAAAAAATACTGAACAAGTGTTTAGATTTAATAGAGAACTAACAGAAACTAAGGATATACTCAAATCATTTATGATTAAATATGATATGTTTACTCAAGAAACTACTCAGAATTTTTCTGATTATGAGTTAGCTTTATCTGATTTAGAAAAACGTTTACCATCTGAATTTCAACAATTACCTCAACAATTAGAGCAAGAAGAAGAAGAACATATTGGAACAAATATTAATGATATTGATGGAGAGAATAATAATATAATTATGTCTGTTGATTTGAAAAATATGATTAAGCAAGAATTAGGTAATATTTAATAAAACATATTAAAAATAACTTAATAATTATTTATAATATGGAATTTGCAGACCACGATAAAAAAGTATGTTTTGTTATAAGTGATAAGAAAAAAAAAGACGTATTTATCTCTATTTTTCATCTTTTTAAAAGTTCGGCAACACAAATTAATTTAACAATTAATAAAAACACTTTTCACGTTCAAGGTATGGATAAATCACATGTTTGTTTGTTTGATTTAAAATTATATTTTGAATGGTTTGACTATTATGAAGTTAATAAAAAATACGATTTATGTTTTGATACAGCAACATTTTATTCTATTATAAATACTAAAAGTGAAGACCAATCAATTGTTTTTTATTTGGAAGATGATAACACTGAGACATTATTAATTGAGCTTAAAAATAACGCAACTGTAAAAAAGGGCGATTATAATAAATTTTTTAAATTACCTTTGCACGATTATGATTATCAGGAAATGGTCATACCAACTACGGATTATGATGCTGAATTTTCTTTACCATCCAAGAAAGTAACTGATATGTTGTCACAATTAAGCAATTTTGGCGATGACTTAAATATTAAATGTTCAGAACAATGTGTAGATTTTAAGGCATCTGGAAATTTTGTTGAAATGCGTGTAAATATACCAGTTGACGACATGACTAGTTATGCAGTTGTAGAAGATGAAGAAATCAATTTAATGTATAGCTTAATTTATATCAGTAAAATGTGTATAACAAATAAGTTATCAAATGATATTGAATTTAGCTTAAGCAATGAATGTCCAATGAAGATTAATTATAATTTAGGAGATGATAGTTCCCTTATGTTTTATATTGCCCCAAAAATGAATGATGATTAATTTCGTTCTAGTTAATAAATATTATTATCATTTTTAATTAAGATGAGAATAATAATAGGATTTTGTATATTTTGTTTAGTTTTATTTTTATATTTACACATTCAATTTCATTTAAAAACAGGAGAAGATTTGGAGATGTATGAAGTTGACCAACCATCAAAAGACAAATTAGAGGAAATTTGTGATTTAAGACAACCTGTTTTATTTGATTTTGATTGTGAAAAAATTATTCAGACCTCCAACTCTAGTTATATTGCAAATAATTATCATGCATTTGAGATTAAAATAAGAAATATTAGAGATAATGACACTAATATAGAATTATATATGCCTTTACCAATGCATTCTGCTGTTAAACTTTTTGATGAAGACAAGACTGCTTCTTATTTTTCAGAAAATAATGCCGACTTTTTAGAAGAAACAGGTGTCTGCAAAAATATGCGATATAATGATGAATTTCTCAGACCATATATGGTGTCAAATTGCAATTACGATGTAATGATGGCAAGCACCAATACTTGCACTCCATTTAGATACGAAATTAACTATCGAAATTATCTTCTTTTAACTCAAGGAAGTGCACAAATTAAATTAGCACCACCTCATAGCACTAAGTATTTATATCCAATCTATGATTATGAAAATTTTGAATTTAGGTCACCAGTTAACCCTTGGAAACCACAGCCCAAATATATTGCCGATTTTGATAAAATTAAATGTCTTGAATTTACACTTCTTCCGGGTAAAACATTGTATATACCTTCTTATTGGTGGTATAGTATCAAGTTTAATGAAAATACTAGCATTTCTTGTTTTAATTACCGCACTTATATGAATAATCTAGCTATTTTACCTTATATTTCTTTACATGCGTTACAAATTCAAAATGTTAAGCGTGATGTTGCAAAAAAAATTAATATTAATGAATTAAATAAATCTGAAATTGTTGTTCCACTTGATAAAGAAGAGTTACCTAATTATAATAATGATAATAATAATAATGATAATAATGATAATAATGAAAATAATAATGATTCTAACCATTATGAAGTTATTAATCAAACCACTAATATAAACGATTTACCTCAGCCTTTATCTTCTGCAGATAATATTGGTGCAGAATTATAATAAAATATTGTATTATTTTATAATGGGCTTTACTAAGTTTTTTTATTCTTTAAATCCTTTTTCTTCCACTCGTAGAAAAAGACATAGAACCAAGCGACAAAAAAAGGTTAAGAAACATACAAGACGTCGCACAATGCGTGGTGGATGAGGTGAACCTATTTCTTTTCCTGATAATAAATATCTCATGAAAGGAGGATGAGGCGGGGCCATACCCACTACAAATAATATCTAAAATTATTTTTTATTTCTGGAATGACAAATATTATTATTTAATATAATATAATATTTCGATAATTGAAATTTTTAAAAATAATAAATTTATTATAGATATTAACTTTGATGTTCGCTTATAATTAAGTTATCAAATTCATTTTTAATTGATTCTAGTCTTAATTCCAAAATTTTTATATCTGCTCTACAAAATGCACAACAAGGAGTTTCTCTTCTCTCGTTTTGTAATGATTGTTTTATACAATCTTTACAAAATTCATGACCACAGTCTAATTTTATAAATTTTTGTTTTTCATGCATATCATAACAAATATTACACTCACATTTTTCTTCCAAATCATCTTGATTTTCTGATATTTTTGTTTTAATACAAAACTTTCTATCAATCACTCTTTCTGATGAATTGTTAATTAACCTAATCATTTCAATAAACATCATTGCGTATAATATTGATTCATTTTCAATTGTTGTACGTTCATCCATTTCATAATATGGCATACTTAATTCTGAAAATCCAAATCGTCTTCCTCTTCTGGAATTAGGGCGAGCATCTGGTTGAGCTTCTTCTACTGGTTGAGCTTCTTCTACCGGTTGAGCTTCTTCTACCGGTTGAGCTTCTTGAATATTTTGATTATTTGTTTCCTCATATTGAATTCTAGGCATAAAATATTCAATAATTAAGTCTATACAAGTAGATAAATTACTTCTAGTACTTGCTCCACATAGTCTTATAGCAAATGCTCTTACTAAAGCTGAATCATTTAGTGACTCATTCAATAAATAACGACGTAAATTTTCAGTATCTGAAATATCTTGGATTCTTAACTCCGACCTTAAGTTTAATAATTGTATAAAAATTAATGTTTCTCTTTCAAACATACGAATAGGTTGGCTATCACATCTTGTAATATTATGCCCTGTTCTTCGACAAAACGAACAGCATCTAGTTGAAACAATATTTCTATTTTCAGGATTTAATTCAAGACTCATTTTCTTATGTTTACTTTGAATACTTATAATTATTGGATTATTTTTTTATCAATTTTTTTTATTAGACTATTTAATTCATTCAATTGTTCTATTGTATTAACACCAATTACTTCAATCATTTTTTCGGTTGGTAAATCATACATTTCTATATCAATATTTTCTTCTCTCTTTATAATTTCTACAATATCAGTTAAATAATATTCATGTGTTTTGTTATTATTTTTAATAAATGGTAACCATTTGCATAATATTTCTGTATTAAATGCATAAATTCCACAATTTATTTTTAAAATACTTAATTGTTCATATGTACAATCATTTTGTTCAACAATTTTTTGAAATTTTTCATTTCGTATAATTATTCTTCCATAATCTGTTGGATTATTATTTGTTGTTATCATAATTCTTGCTTTATCTAACTTATTTAGTAGACTTAACATTGAATTTGCTGAAAACATAGGAACATCTCCAGAGAGAATTAATGTATTAGTATTTGGATATTTCATAAGCTCGCCTAAGCAACATTGGACTGCATGTCCAGTTCCTAATGCTTCTGATTGGTTAATATATGTTAAATTTCGTGTGTCTTCTATTGACTCTTGTATTTGAGACCTATATTTACCAACAACAATTAATATTTGTTTTATATTAATTTTATTTGCTAACTTTTTAAGATTACGTAATATATAATTTATCATCGATATACCACCAATCTTATGTAATACTTTTGGAATATCTGATTCCATTCTTGTACCCAAACCTCCAGCCATAATAATTACAACTAAATCATTTTCCATATGTTTATTAATATTTATTATTTAAATTACTTTTAATCACATATATACTACATATATATATATATATTATTTAAAGATACTCCTCTACATATATGTAGCATATATGGATTATAAGATTCACGTTAATGACAGGAGTTATAACTCATGGGAAATATTTGATGTAAATAAATTTATTAAGGTTAATTTAGATATCAATCCTCTTGAGAATAAATTATTTACAAATGATATATTTAAAATAGATAAAAATAACAAAATTAATATTTTACACTCATCAATTAGGTCAGGTCCAGCAATACCAGGAGTTTTAATTCTCGATGGAAATAAAACTTATGGAAGACAACACAGATTAGAAGCCGGACAAAGTTATACTGCAAAACGAAGTCAAATCGCTGGTGGAAAACTTTTGTATAAATGCATACCTGACGATACAAGATTACCTTCTTTTCTAGTTCCGTATGAAATTAAGTCAATGGGGTTTTCAAAAGTATTTAGAAATTTATATGTAACAATCAATTTTGAAGAATGGGAGGATAAACATCCAAGAGCCAAACTTGACAATGTTATCGGACCAGTTGACGTTCTTGATAATTTTTATGAATATCAGTTATATTGCAAAAGTTTAAACGCTTCAATTCAAAAATTTCAGAAAGACACGAGTAAATCGATTGAAAGTAAAACACATGAAGGTATTATCGATATAATAAAAACTAAAATTCCAAATATTGAAGATAGAACAAATCAATCTTTTTGGAATGTAATAACAATTGACCCACTTAATAGCGTAGATTATGACGATGGATTTAGTATTATAGAGTTAGATAATGATGTGAAACAATTAAGTATTTATATATCAAATGTTACAATTTGGATGGATGTTTTAAATTTATGGAACTCATTTTCTAGGAGAATATCAACTATTTATTTGCCAGATAAAAAGCGACCTATGCTTCCAACTATTTTGTCGGATTGTTTATGTAGTTTACAAGAAAATGTTAGAAGAGTTGCATTTGTTATGGATATTTTTATTAAAAATAATGAAATTATTGATACTAAGTTCTGCAATGCAATTATTAAAGTATCTAATAACTATGTTTACGAAGAACCTAATTTATTAGGTGACCAGAAATACCATAATATTTTAGACATTGCACAAGAATTATCTAAAAAATATAAATATATAAATAATGTTCGTAATAGTCATGAGCTTGTATGTTATTTAATGATATTAATGAATTATCATTGTGCTAGACAACTTATTAAGCATAAAACTGGCATTTTCCGTTCTACAATCATCAAGAGGGAATTTAGTGTTCCAGATACACTACCTGAAGATGTTGGCAAATTTATTAAAATATGGAACAGCACATCCGGACAATACATTGATGGTTCAGAAATTCTCGATACAAGACATGAAATTCTCGATATGGATGCATATATTCATATTACAAGTCCTATAAGACGATTGGTTGATTTACTTAACATGATTAAATTTCAAACTGTATTTGGTATTAATAATTTATCAGAAAATGCAAATAAATTTTATGAAAAATGGTTGAATGAAATTGATTATATTAATACAACTATGAGGTCAATAAGAAAAGTTCAATGCGATTGTTCCTTACTTGATTTATGTCATAATAATCCAGAAGTTATGCAAAAAGAATATGATGGATATTTATTTGATAAAATATACAGAAATGATGGTTTGTATCAATATGTAGTATTTTTACCAGAATTAAAACTTTCATCAAGAATAACTTGGAGAGAAGATGTTGATAATTTTATTAGTAAAAAATTTAAACTTTTTCTTTTCAATGATGAAGAGAAATTTAAAAAGAAAATTCGTCTACATTTATTATAAATTAAATTAATATACACCTTTGGACATTTAAGTTCGCACAAAATATGAGTATTTATTCTTATTTTATTATATGAATAAATACAAAAGCGATGATTATAAATTGGGTGCGGTTAAATATTATTTGAAACATAATGATAGTATGGATAAAGTTTGTGAAATATTTGATTGTAAGAAAAGCACACTAAAAGGGTGGATTGATAGGTATAAAACTACTAAAAATATTACAAGAAAGAATAGAAAACCTATATCATACAAGATAAACAAGGAACAAGTTAGAACTGCTGTAAATATTATTGATAAGAACGAACAACTTACGATGGATGAATTATTATTTTCTATGAAACAAAAATACAAAGACTTGGATATTACCAGACGCCATTTAGGTAGAGTTATTAGAGCAAACAATAGGACACGAAAACGAACTCGTCATCAACATTATCCAAAAGAACGACGAAAGCAACTAACCGATAAAAATAAAGAAATGGAAGCGTTCTATAATGAAGTTCATAAATATCCACTTGATAAGATTATTTGTTTGGACGAAACAAGTATTGGCTCTCATTTGAAACCATCATATAGTAAATGTTATATTGGTAAGCGTTGTGTAATCAAAACAAATAATAATTTTGTATTTCGTAGTTTTACTTTGTTAGTTGCTATCAATAATTCAAAATGCGTAGGAAAAATATTTTATGAAAAAGGTGGAACAACCAAAGAAAGAATGGTAGAGTTTATAGAAACACAAATAGCACCTAAATATAAAGACCATCTCATCATATTAGATAATACGAAAAGTCATAATAACGATATGGTAAAAGAAGCAATACTAAAAAGTGGTAATCAATATTTATTTACCATACCGTATAGTCCAGTTACAAACGCAGTTGAAATGTATTTTAACCAGATAAAAACATATATTAAGAAAAATCGAGATGTATATACATTTGAAGTGCTGGAAAAGAATATTGATAACGCGATAGATAAAGTGAAACCAGAAAATTATAAGAATTATTTTCAATATGCTTACGGAATAAAAGAGGATATGACTTATAAGCGAAAATCATCAACACGTAAGTGTACATTAAAAAATTATAAGTTATAATTTACTTAAAAAATATTTATGTAAATTATATAGCAACAAATATGGAACGAGATTTTGATTATGAAAATAATAATATAGCATATGATTGTCAATATACAGAAGAAGACGGTGGGGGAATAAAATGTAAAAATTATGAAATATGTGAAGAAGTTTTACCAAAATGGTGGTTTGACTGTAAAGGAAAATATTTATGTACTAATTGTGATATACAGTTTGGAACATGGGGAACCCAAACAGGCAAAGGAATATTAAACACAATTGATAATATTGAATGTCCTATATGTCTTGAACATAAAAAAGGAATATCATATCCAAGATGTAATCATATGGTATGTATTGAATGTTTCAAAAGATGTATGTATGACGAAGAGACAGGACAACCAATATTCCCATATCCTGATATAGAAAATGAGTATGATGAAAATCCAGAAAATCCAAAGTGGAAAAATGATTATCCATTAATTGAGATATATCAAAGATATTATGATAATTGGGAAGATAACAAAAATGAAAAATATGAAAACGAAACTAATATTAGATTGTGTCCTGTATGCCGGTCATAATCATTAATTACATAAAAAATATAAAAATTATTTATGTAAACTATATAACAACTAATGCGATTAAAAAGTGAATTGTATAAAAAAGAACAAGATGGTATTATAGACAAGATTATTAGCATATTAGATTTGGAAAATAAAAACACATATACACTATACGAATTGGACAAAAATGAAGAAATCCAAAAACAAATTATGGAACTTATACCAGAAATACGAAAATGGTTTGCTTTTAACAATATGAAAGCAGTAGGAGAACCAGAGCGAATAAAACGCCCTTGGTTATCAATTGTTAAAAATCTTCTTAAATCCAAATACACTATTGAAAATAAAGAACAACAATTCAAAATCAACGAAAAATGGATAAAATCACCAATATATATTTTTACGAAAGTTTAGGGATTTTTACTTAATATATTATATTTAGGGAAACTTACTTAAAATAATATCTTTGTATAGTATATAGAATGGAAAAGGCAAAAGAGAAACCGCCAGAGTTTTTCAAATCTATTAAAACTTCGCTGAAAAATGTATTGAAACATCCCGAAATAAATACCAAAATACTAAACGACGCTGTTGTGAAATCTAATAAAATTGTTATTCATACTTTACAATTTCTCAAATTGTATTTATTGGATTATTATGAAAACAATAATCAAACATTACCAGTAGTAAGTAAGGAACTTATCAATAATTCTATGAAAGTTGTTTGTGGTGAAAAAACTGAAAAAAGAGGAAAACCCGCAAAAAATGAAACGATAGAAATGAAGGATATACTTACTACTTTTTACAATCATCATTATTTACCACTTACACAGAATGACCCAATTGATTATGCTGGGTTAAATACTGTATTGGATTATTTGAAGGAAGATGTTATTACGATGTATGAGAATAATATTCAATTACATTATGTAGAATATGTAGAACGATATGTAAATGTTGTTTGGAAAAAGAAAATGATTGTAAATAAGATAAGTAAATTAGGCAAAACTCAAAAAGAGCGTGAAGCACGAGTAAGAAATCTTTGTGCCGAATTACGAAAAATCAAAAATGATTTATTGAATGTGGATGGGAAACCACACCAATCAAATAACTATTACCATAAATGGATTGCCGAACAAAAACAACACATTTTACCGCACAGAAACAAGTTTGAGAAAAATAGCGTAATGTATGACTTGAAATGTAAAACGATGGAATATTTTCCTTGTATGATTTTTATGATGAAACAAGTTGAAAATGACGGCGAAACTGTTAATAATGTTTTTCCATTACGAAGTGAAATCGCACCGAAATACATACGATTAGACACAACTACATTAGTAAATTTATTATTGAGAAAAGAACACGGAACAAAGGGATTTTTCAAGACAAATGGAGAACTGAAAAAGAACGAAGATAAGATTTGGAAGTTCTTTTTTAGGACGGAGCGTAAAGCGTTTCATAAAAAGGGGTTTTCATTTCATCATATGGTTTCTACTGATGGGATTGGATTAAGTATTTTATTTTTACGAGAAGATTTGGTTGGTAAGAAATTACCTATGATGAAAAAAGGAATATCAAAAGAGTTGTATATTGATGAGTTGGACGATTATTCTACTTTGCGTGATAAAAAAATTGTAGGCATCGATCCGGGAAAAGAAGATTTAATTTATTGCGTAGATGATGCTTCCAAAGATGCGAATGTATTTCGGTATTCACAAAATCAACGAAGAAAAGAAACTAAAATGAAAAAATACAATAATATTATTCTCGCTATGAAAACCAATAAGATTGAAGATAAAACCATTATAGAATATGAAACAGAATTATCACATTTCAATCGTAAATCGCTACAAATTACAAAATATAAGGAATATCTACGAGAAAAGAATAGAATAAACCATATACTATTTTGTTTTTATCGTAAAGAATTATTCCGTAAGTTGAAGTTTGGTAAATACATAAATATCAAAAGAAACGAACAAAAAATGATTAGTAATTTTAAACGAGCATATGGTGATGCCGATAATGTTGTCATTTGTATAGGCGATTGGGAACAAAGAAAACAAATGAAATACAAAGAACCAACATTAGGAAAAGGAATACGAACCTTGTTTAGAAAAAATAACTTTAATGTGTTTTTGGTAGATGAGTTTAGAAGTAGTTGTAAATGTTCAAAATGTGATGGTGGAGTATGTGAAAAGTTTATGGTGCGGACGCATCCAAATAAAAAGAAGAACAAAGATGAATTGCGGTTAATTCACGGACTATTACGCTGTAAGAGCGGTTGTGGGTCGTGGAATAGAGACCGTAATGGTTCATCAAATATCTACAAAATAGCAAAGAATGCGATAAATAACATAGAAAGACCAAGTTATTTATGTAGAGAAATAAAAAGTAATCAAAGTGCTTCAACGAGTGCTTATAACCAAACTTTATGCGGGTATGAAAATACCCAACTTTGAACCTCTTTTTGTTAGCACTTTTTGTGCGAACTTAAATGTCCAAAGGTGTAAAA